TTTAGAAACATCAGTATTATAGTTAGGTTTTTGTATATTAATATCAATAATTTCATATTCAGAAACAGATAAATATAAAAGTTTAAAATAATTAATTAATTGATGATTAGGTGTATCAATAAGTGTGTAACATTTCATACGATTAAAATTATATATCTCAATTCTTTCTTGTAAATATTCTAGTCTACATTTATTTTCTAAAATGATAAAGTCATTTCTAGGATAATTATATAGTTCAGTAATTCTATCAATATTTGCTAATAAGCTATCTAATCCAATAATACAAAATTGTTTATTATAATCATTATTAACAATTATATTACAATATTTATGTTGATAATTTGTTTGATCTCTTTCCCATATTTTTGTATGAAAAACTATATATTTTTCATCTTCATAAGCGCCTTTCTCCTTCATTTTTTCATGCATGTTGAAAATATTAAAATATATGGGTGAAATAAATTTAGGCCCAATACGATTTATTTCAGAATTTCTAATTAAAGAAAAATTGTTGTTGGAGTCATTCATGTATTGAATATAACCAAGTTTATGTATTTTTGCTATGTTAGTAGAGATAGATGTTCTAAGTATAATTTCGTAATCATCGCAAATAGGTAAATATTCACAATAACTTCCCATAGAAAGTAATGTTTCACGCCTCCATATTCTTGGGTGATTAGGACAACATACAAGATGACTCATAGTAATATTATTTATATTTGGTGTAATATAAACTAATCTCCAGTTTCCTTCATAATTAACTGAATAATAACCCCCATAACCCTTACAAATAAAATCACCATACCATTGATTATTGCCATTTTCATAAATACAAGCGCAATCGTAGTAAATAAATCCGATATCGGGGTTTGAATTAAATAAATCAGCAGATTCTTGTAAGACATAAGGCATTAATTCGTCATCATGATCCATTTCAAGAACATATTTTCCGCGACACAATCCAATAGTTTCATTTTTTACATTTCCTATGCTTCCATTATTACATGAACGTCGATAAAATCTAATTCTAGAGTCATTAGAAAAGTTTTCACGTAAAAAAGCAAAATGTTTATCATCAGGCGAATCATCCATAATGACCCATTCCCAATCAACTAATGTTTGTTTTTGAAGACTATTATAAACTCGTAAAATTTTGTTATATGAGTTATAAGATGGTGTAAATAAAGAAAAAGTCGGTCTAGTTTTGCTACGTTCGATAGCACACAAATTAATATATATAATATTGACAATATTGTTAAAATTTTGAATATTTAGGATATTAGGAGAATCGGGAACAATATGAACATGACGATACAGCATATTTTCAGAAACAACAGTAAGTAATTCAGATTTAAATTCAGTAGGAGAATCTCCATAAGTAATTAAAAAATGAAAATTAGAGTTATGAAGATTTTTAACATATTCAATTGAATCTGTAATAAAAACAGAACAATCTAATTTATTAGCGTTTTCAATAAAAAAATAATCAATTTGACTAAAATTATTTTTACGATAAAATATGATAAATGGATATTTCATTTGTTAATTATATTTTATAATTAACAAATGTTTAAATACTATTAAATATACTATAATATAATTTTTCTAAAATTCAGGTGTATGTTTTTTGAATAAACATCCTTGAGGTGAAAGATTTCTGATTTCGCTGGTAATAATAGTAGGATTCTGATGGTCGCAGTTGGTTAACCAGATTTTAACAATACAGAAATTTTTTTTGGGTGAAATGGTAATTCCTGTCACACAATTAACAAAGATACTATTTAAACTGATAGTTTCTCCGATAAGAACATAAGTAAGATCTCTCCAAACTTCAAATACATTTTTATTTGAAATTTTATAAGAGAATGCTCCTCCGTTTCTGTTCTTTGGGTCTTCCCACATAGGTGTAACTCCATCTCTCATGATGAATAACATACAATTTTTTACCAAATCAGCAGGTAATGATTCGGTAATAGCAATAGCTTCTTCAACTGTTTTGAATTGATAAATTTTTTTATAACTTTTAACAGTCCAATCAGGATCATGAGGTAAATGAGCCCAAAGATTCCATTTGTATCTCAATTTATGAAATACAGATTTTTCAGAAATACTTGCAGTAGCCATTGTTAAATCAGTATGATAGGTTTCCATTATATGTTAATTAATTCAATTTTTTTAAATTATTTTAATGAATATATAATAATTATAATTTGAGTGTTAAAGAATGCTAATTATCATCTTCTAATTTTACAAAATCATCGGTTTTGTTAGATTGTTCATTAGTAATAGGTGTATCATAACTTTTTGTGGTTATAGGTTCTAATATGGGTAAAATATCGTAATCATCTTCATTTAAAATAATATATTTATTAGGTAAAAGAGTTATAAAATTAACATTATGATCAATAATTGATAATGTATAATCAAAATTGTATTCATTAACATGGACTTTAAGGACGGAGTTTAAATAATATTTGAAAAAATTTTTATTTAAAGAATTATTTACAATATAATAATTTGACCCATTATTTTTTAATTCTATTTTATAATTAGTTCCATTATATTCTATATTTACATCCATAAAATTAATTTTTGATAATTTATAATCTAATGTAGATGGGATTTTTTCATGGAATATTTTGTTTACACAACCTGTTTTTTCATCTTTATCATATAATAATATTCCCATATGTTTTTCTTGATTAAAACAATATTCTAAATTATGTAATGGATACGACATTTTTTTATCATGTCGTGTAATTAATGAACCAATAATTTCTCCATTTTTACCAATTGTATCTATAAGTATTATGTTATCTTCTTCTATAAATCCATTATCTTTTAAATATTTTTTAATTTTTTTCACATAAGGTGTGACAAAATTTACTGCTTTATTTATTTGTATTTGACAAAAACTTAATCCATATAACAAATTATATCCTATATTTATCGACAATGGTGTTAGTTTATTTTTTACGTAAATTACATTTTCTAAAATATATATTTCATAATTAATTGAAAATCTAAATACTAGTTGTAAACCAATTATTAAAGCAAATATAGCTAAATAAATCATATATTAATAATTATTAATTATTTAAATAGTTTTATTATACTTTTTAATCTTTATGAAACATCTATTCATATTGTGGGTCACTTGACCAATATGGAGCTACTTCATGGCTTGAATTATTTAAATCGGATGAAGTTACATCAACATATTTAACGTTTTTATTTGAAGTTTTTACTTTTGATGAGTATATTAAATTACCACTTTTTTTTATAGAACTAGTACTATTATCACATGTTATATTTAAAGTTCCTGTTGCTGGATTTAATCCAAATACATACAATAATATTGCTACAATTATGGACATAAAAATAAATGGAATAAATACTATTATCCAAGAAATTATACCCATACCTGCTTGACACAAAGCATTTAAAAGTATTGTAATTATTACCATCACAATTACTTTAAAAAACGCGGTATTATATAATCCTTTAAAAGTATCTATTACTATTTGTGTTAATGAAAATGCTACATATATTAATGCTGGGGCACATAAACTAAACATTTTACGTATTATATATATATATAGAAAAGAGTTTACATTATTTAGAGAAACTCGTATTTTAAATGCGTGTTGTTCTAATTGAAAATTGGTTCACCGTCTTTAATTATTCCAACTTTTTTACCAATATCTCCATCAGATGTCATTTCATATAAAATTCCATTTTCCTCTCCAGTTGCGAAGTAAGTAACATCGTCAATTTCAATTTCAAATACCTCTTCTTCATCTTTAAAAGTTGGTTCAATGTCTTCTCCAACAGATAATTCTTCATCTTTTTCTTCAGATTCATCTTCGGTTACAACTTCTTCTTCAGATTCTTCTTCCTCAAATTTCTCCTCAACAGTTTTATCCTTTTCTTGAATATATTCTCTAACAGTATCAGCTTCTTTTGCTAAAACTTCAGTTTCATCATCGGTTACAACTTCTTCTTCCTCCTTAACATCTTCATCACCATGTTCATCTTCGGTTACAACATCTTCTTCCTCCTTAACATCTTCATCATCAGTTTCATCATTATATTTTTCTTCATGTATTTCCGCACCGATATTTTTAGTTGTATTATCTTCTTCAAGTTTATCTTCATCAAAGTTATTTAATTCTATATCAGCTTCACATTTAGCTTCAACAAATTTTTCTTCAATCTTTAATTTAATATGGGATTCATCTATCTTTTCGTTTGAAACCCCATTTGAAAATCCAGTAAATTTTTGCTGACCACAAATTTGCTGGCATACAAATTTACTATTATTATTATTATTATTATTACTCTTAATTTCATTTAATTCAGTTTCTAATTGTTGTATTCTTACTTGTAAACTTTGTATTGTTTGTGATAATTGCCAATATTCGGAATTATTTCTTCTTAACTTTTCTGTATGATCATCAATTTCTGTCTTTAACAAACTACAAGTTAGGCCATTATTTTCTGCGGAATATTTTCCATCTGAAAAATTACACTCCTTAACATTACTAGAATTATCTGATTTCATTTGTTGCAACATATTATACATCTGTTCAATAGTTGCCATTTGTATTAATCTTTCAAGATTAATCATTGTGGTTGACATTCTTTAGATATTATACTATATAACAATTCGTTTAATATGATTTTAAAAATATTTAATATAATTATATATGTCCGACGAAATAAGTTTTTTTTGTAATGATGATATTGAACAGCATGTTCAAAAAGTTATGTCTCAAACAAACTATACTAAAGAGAAAGCAAAAGAAAAATTAAGGTTATTTAATTGTGATTATATGAGAGTTATTAGAGATTATATGGGAATACCTGAGACAAAAGAAGAAAAAAAAGTAAAATCTTTAAATCAAGAAATTTTTAGACAAATTAGAACAAAATTAGATAGTTCAATGAAGGAATATCGAGAAAAAAATCCAATTAATATGGTTCAGGTTATTGAAAATTTTAAGGAATCAGATGAACGTGAAAAGAATAGAATTAAAAATTAAATTAATTAAATTAATTTTTTAGCTTCGCAAACCCTTGAAGATTTAGAGCAATGCGTATTTTATATGCCGAATTTTATAATATTAAAAACTACTTAAATATATTCATGAAAAGAATGACCCTTTAAGGATTTTCCTTCATAAATAATAAAAGGTAATTACGAATGCTTTACTTTTTGCAGGTCATAAATAGTTGTTTCTATTTGATGGGAATATTCCTTATTTACACATATACATTTACATATGTTAAACCATTGCATAGAATTTAGTAGGACCTTTTTAAGAAAAGGTATCGCTCGTATTTTTTTGTTGAGATACTCGGCATTAAAAATACGCGTTGCTCTAAATACGCGTTGTTCTAAATAATCATATTTCGGAGAAATAAAATATAATTATTCTATTCCAATAAAACTGAATTTACACCCTTGAAGATTTAAAATTGCACCTTAAAGGTTGGACATAATCAATTCCGTGCAAATTTTGGTTAGGCATACTTAATGTATGGGTTGATTAAACCGATTTCTTCATCCAGAATGATATTGGTAAATCCATGAAATGTCCAAATGAGAATACACCCAAGGAAATATAAATATATGTAGTATCTTTAAGTAGTTTTTTCTTAAATAATTCAAAGATGCGATTTTAAATCTTCGTGGGTGTAAAGTTCCAAATTTTTCATTTAATATTGAACTCTTATTCTGTTTTTTTTTTGTAAACGAGACTTTACTTGGTAATTGTTTGAAGGTATAATCTTATTATTTAAAATAAAATCATCATTATCTTCATGTAATTCTGGTAAAATTCTTGTCAAAGGCTTATCAACAATCAAAAATAATCTTTCATTTCTTAATAAAGACCTATATTCTTGAATTGATAGATTACCATAAAACTTTTCAAGCATATAATATGGATTTGGCGCAGGTTTAATATTCTTCTTATAATTATAGATTTTAGTATAAATATGATTAAATAAATGATAACGTTCAAATTTACATGAACTATCAATACTTTCATTCATTAAATATGCTACACCACATTCAGGACTACAAAAACAGCCATAAACTTCATATGTTCCATTTATAAAATGTTTTGGAATATAAATTGGAGGATTATCAAATTCACATGTATCCCAAAAACATGCAGATCTTTTATTATTAACATTATTAATATGTAAATAATGTTCTAACTGTTTTAATTTCTTCCGAATTTCTTTTGTTGAATCCTTACATACAGAATCTTCATCATAATCATCACAATCATAACATGTAACTAACATATTTGTAGATGTTGTTCCCTTATCATTATCACAATAGGAATTTATTGTATTAACATTTTCATTTCCAAGTATCTCATAATTTAAATCCCCCTTTCCACCTAAAAAATTGTAGGATACCATAAAATTGTTAGTTTGATTATTTGTTTGTAAGTCCTTCATAGAACACTTTAAATGTAAAATTACATTAGGTTTTTCTTCTTTTTGAGGCTCGTTATTAACTACATGTTGGATAATTTTCCCACCTTTAGGTTTTCTTCCTCTTTTTTTTGCAATTTTTGGTTCTTCAGTTGTTACTGATGTTGTAATAATAGTATTTCTTAACTCACAATTTTCTTCTACCGAATTATTAATTTTATCATCCTTTAATACATCTTCGATAACATTAGTTTGTGAACTCTGTATATTATTAAGAGATTCTGTTACTTGAGTTTCTATTTCTGAAATATTTAAGTTTATTGTATTTTGGATTTGGGTTTGTATTTTAGTTTCTTTTTCTTTTACTAAAGATACCATATTTAACGCCGCCATTAATTCCTTTTTGGACTTACGTCCTCTCTTTGCTTTTATCGTGTCAAATGTAGCATTTTTTACATTGTCCACCTTTTTACTATTTAATGCCATTTATATTTATGTAAAATAATGTAATATTTAATTTAAATTGTTTTTATATATATTTTCCAATATTTGTAAAAATAGAAACAATTAAATACTTTAATACTCAAATTCTGTATCATAACAACTTCTACAAACTGGAATATAATTATCAGAGCCTACAATTGTCTGTGTTTTATCTTCACTTAATCTTTTAGAAAATATGCCAGGCGTTCCATCTTTACAAATACTACATAATGATGTTAGTTTAGTTACCTTGTCACATAATGGAATTAAATCTAATATTTGTCCAAACTTCTTACGTTCAAAATCTCCATCCAATCCACATACGATTACCTTTTTATTATTTAAAAGTAAGTTTTTAACAAATTCTTCAAGATCAGGAAAGAATTGTCCTTCATTAATTAAAATAACACTGCTTTTTGCTATTTTAAATTTGTCTTTAACTCTTGGTATCAAACTAACTTCATTATCTAAATCAATACTTTCTGTAAATATGTCTAATAATTTATCAGTTTTAATACAAGGAATTTTCACTTTATCGTGAGTTGACAATAATTCTTCGTCATAACGATTATCTATTGAATGATTAATTACTGCAACAGATATGTTACAAAATTTACATTGGTTATATATTTCAACTAATCGGCTGGTTTTGCCAGAGTACATTGAGCCGATAATAATTTCAAGATATCCTGTTTCACTATTAGACGACATTCTTATATTTGCCATAAAATATAATTATATTAAATTATTTCAATTTTTTATATTTTATTACAGTTTTACACCTTTGGACATTTCAAACGCCGATTTTCACGACATAAAAAATAAGAAAAGTGTAAAGTCAATGTTAAATTAAGGACGAAAATATTTAGAAATAATATTTATATTTTGATAATTTTAATTAATTATGTATTAGAAATAATTAATATTTATAAATAATGGAACATAGTAGCGTACCGCTAGTTGAAAAATATAGACCAAAAGTTTTTAATGATATCGTATTAGACCCTCTAAATAAAAAAATACTAACAAATAT